TGCGAAAGTTCTTAATTCCGAAGTGGAAAAAGGATTTGATTTGCTAGAAAGTAAGATTAGACTTTAACACCTAAATTGGAAGAACAGTTTCAGCAAGAGTTATACAGCCCTACTTGCTGAAACTGTTTGTTTTAAACTGAGTCGTCAATGGCATTGGTTACAGCAACCATTTCCAAATCAAAGAAAAGGACACGTACACCATCATTGCATATACCGTATTGAGAACTGGGACGTTCATCGGTCCATCCGTTTTCAGCTATGACTAAATCAACGACTTTAAAAATTATATCCAAAGATACAAAGTTTATTTCTCGATTGATAAAGTCTCTGAGTTCTTCTAATGTTTTCATTTTTTTAGTTTTCTATAAAATCAATCCTGCAACCTAGTGCATACCCTATCTTTGCAAGGATATCTATACCTGTACTATATTTACCAAGTTCTATTCGTGCTATGTGACCCTGGTTTATACTGACCAGCTCTGCCAATCTCGCTTGGGACAATCCCTTTTGCTTTCTGAGCTCGGCAATACGCTTACCGATTCGTTCTCTCTCATTCATCATCTTACAACTGCATCTTCAATCATTGCGCTGTATGGCCTTCCCATCTGGTCCTTAACGTTAGAACGCTCCAAGTCGATGGTCAACCCTTCAAGATTAATACCCGCTTCTTCTGCCAGCTCTCTTACATGATCTTCGTCACGCGCAATTGCGTGATAAAGTACAGTTTCATAATGATTCTCTTCGTAGATATTGTATGAGTTCATAATCTTAATGCCGCTTATCCGTTGCCGCCGGTTCTATTGTGTTATTTGATACTGCAAATATAAATGTTTATCTTGACAATGCAAAATATTACATTAATAAAGAAGGCATGTTTTTAAACATTCATTCAGATAATACGCTTTGTGCATATTCCGCACGCCTGTTTATTTTCGTTCTGAGCGCGGTTAAGCGATTCCGGGTAAATTCTAAGCCACTATGTGTGCGAATGCCTCTTGCGTTCAATCGTTCAACTACCTTGTCAATATCTTGCGGAGTATTGCACCCCTCCAACATGGCGGCTATCATATTGTTCTTTTCATCGTTCATCGCTTCCTTTCTTCTTTTTTCCCCGTTCACCTTACCGCCTTTCGCCTGTCCGGTGGTTGTTCCACCTAAAGAGGTGCATTTGTTTCCAGCTTTGGAAATAAAATAACCGTTTTCCTCAATTTGTTTTTTCTTTACTTCCAATGCTGATTTAGTTCGTTCCTGTATAAGTTCTTTTTCCAGTTGGGCAGCAAAAGAAAAGGCAAACAAAATCATTTCGTCCATCGCTTTTATCATGCCACAATTCAAATCAATGCCCATTTGGACGATTACAAGACGTATTTTACGCGGTTTTAGTTCATCATTGATGAGTTTGTTTAAATCGCTCATAGATCGTCCTAAACGAGAAATTTCGGCTACTATTAGCATATCTCCAGTCTCCAGCAACGGAAGTACATCAGTGCCTAATTTCCGTTTCTTATAGGTTACACCGCCGGATATTCCTTCTTCCGTTATCACAATGTCAGATTTTAAACCGTTTCTTTTCAACCATTCTTGGACGGTTCTGTTTTGCTGCTCCAATGTTTGTTTGTCGGTGGATATACGACCATATTCTACTACTTTCATAAATTACTCCTTAGATTAAAATTCGTTTCGGCAATGGTTCGCCAATCTTATACAGTTCTACGCTTGTAACTTCTTGTGTTTCTTTAAGCAGGTTTATCCCATCGCTGTAGAAGTTTAGCAACCTTATAGCTTCGAATGCGTTGCATGGTTGAAGCATTATAGTTCGTCCTTTCTCGTTAATCTGAATGAAATAATTCTTTTCCATAATCTTTTTGTTTTTAAGTTAGTAAATAGTTCCGCCCGTGGAACTTGCACCACTTGCAAGGCTTTCAACCTTTGGCGGATAATTCGGTTTAAAAACCGTTATTTCCAGTCAGCTCCTTACTTACTCCAACAGCTAACCAAATCAAAATGCAAATCATGAACATATTATTTCTCCTTAATTAAATTTATTCGCTCATTCTTACCTATCGCCTACCCGACAGCCGTATTACTGCCGGGGTGTCATAAGATGATATGTTGGCAAAGCCCCAACAATGTATCTATGCTAATTGTGGCAATATATCCTTAATTTATTCTGTATATATACTAACAGGTACGGGGACGTTGTTTTGCTTTGTATATTGGTAGCCTGTATTCATGTGCCAATAAGTCGATGAACCCAAATACTTTGCCATACGGTTACTATAACGCACGTATGCATGAAAGTACTCCATGAATTTGCCGCGCTGCCTTACATAGCCGCTTATATGCTTCCATTGGTTGTGTAATTGTTCGGGGGTTTTTGTTCTCATAATCTTTTGTTTTAAGTTAATAAATAGTTCCCGGTGGCGGTGTCGCTCCGCCTTCCTACATTGGTTAATCTTGTTCTATCGTCCACTCTTTTTTTACGAAGCCTTTAAAGCTGCCAAACGATTTTCTAAACGCTGCTAACGCTTCTCTTTTCGTATTGCCGTAATAGCAGTAACGCGCCCCATTGTGAAACTCTACTGTTAACTTATATTCTTTCATACCCTTTAAAATTTATCTGATTCATCACTCTTGTTTATAAATTCGCGTAGCTTATCCCTGTCGGTGCCGGAAATGAATATCACGGCACCGAATAACAAAACCAACAAAACCATATTCAGCTAATTAAATGACCGTCTTTAATCGTCCGTTACCATCCGTAAACCCGTTAAGTATTTCCGCCTCTTTTTCGGCTTCTTTCTTAGTCGGGTAGCATTCTATTATACAGTTGTCCAGATTGTCTAATATGCCGTAATATCCAAGTGTTAACGGCTTATCCTTGACGGTGTAACGCTTTCCCTTTACTTTCTTCTCGTAAAATTCTACGTTCTCATCCATCGGGGTGTAATATGATGAAACGCTAAGCGTGCCCGATTCTATTTTGTCGTTAAACTCAATTATACCGGGTAAATCTTTTTTTAAGCTGCTTTCCGCGCTTACACCGTCATAGGTTACGCAATACTTGCGTTCCTCCGCTGTGTATACGTTGAAAATATCGCCCGGCTGTATATCTGCACGCACTTTCGCGCTGGTTATGATTCCCGCGCCTTCAATATCATAATAGCGCACGCCGTTAAAGTTGCCCGTCTCAATTAAATGGATATTTTCAAATGGTCCCGTTTCCTCCGCAAGTTCCGGAATATATATTTCTTCAGGAAGCGCCGGCAACTCTGTAGGCGCTATCAATTCTTTCACTTTGTCCGCCTGCTTCTTGCTGAATATCCATCCGGCACGCTTTTCACCGTTGTAATTTAAAGACGGGTTAAAGCGTCCGCCTAATTCCTTTAATTGCTCTTTGATAGCCTTCGTATCGCCAAACACCGCGATAGCTTTTTCGGAGTAGTCCACGATTTCCAGACCTTCAACCGTCACGGCTTCCATTTCTTTGGCTTCCTCAACCTTTTCAGGCTTAACGCTGCTTTTCTTCGCTTTCGGCTCTATAACCTTATATTCATCGCTTACTTCTATATGGATATAGAAATTTGTGTCAAAATAGTCTTGCATACCGTCCGAATCGTCATAACGGAAAGAACTAGCGTAATTTGAAACAGAATTTAACGCTGCAAATACTTCCGGTGTTAACTCGTCTTTCCATGCCTTCACGCTAGACATTGTGGACATATAACCACGTTCCGCGCTTCTTGATCCTTCAACGAAAGGAACACAAGGACCGGATTTTAATTCGATATACATTGAATCAGTGTACATGCTCCATTCAGAGCGAACAGAGAATTTAAACTCCGGGAAATTCTTCTTTGCATAAGATCTAACCTTTGCGGCAATTTCCTTTGTACTTAACTTGCTGTCATAGTTTGAACCAGCCCAACCATTTGCGGTGTAGAAATTCATTGCTTTCATAATGCTATAGTTTAAATTGTTAATAATTCAACCTTATAGCGTGATTAATAGCCTACTAATACCAGATACAGCCCGTACACTCAATAGCTGAATGCTATCGTAATATCAGTAAACCAAGAAAATTAAATGGGGGAATATTTGCAAGAATCGAAATAGAGAAGTATCTTTGCTCCGTGTGATGGAAGCAAGATACCTTAGTATTTTGATCCTTTGAGAGTCTTAATATTCCAGTATTAAGGCTCTCTTTTTTATTCCAACATTTAATAACACGCTTTTGAATAAAGCATACATGCTTCGCTTTACGCTTATTCTTGTGAAAAGTAATCGGATATCTGATGTTATCACTATGTGATATCCTTTCCTTTTCACACTTCGAAGTTACGAAAAAGTTACCATTCCACCAAATATTTACCTATATAATTTGTAAACAAACATAAAAATATCACATGTTAAATAACATACGGTTGAAAGCTTGATTAGTATAATATTAAGCCCTTTTATTTTCATCTTTGCAATGTATCGTCGAGCCTGTTTTTGCCTTGTATAACCCTTACCGAAGCCACCCACAACGAACCAAACGAGCGTTGTAAACCGTTGTAGTACAACACAGTCAGCACAACCATGAACGCGCTATACCCCTCCCCCCCGACACCAGTGCAACCGTAAACATCCGTCCTCTCTCTCATTTTTTTATTTTTTTCTGATTTTTTCTCTCTTTCTGATTGTTCGAGTATTTTATCTAAATCAAGATGTACAAGCTGTAATATAATATTATTATCTTATACGAGTTATTGTTTTACGTTGATGCTTCTCTATGCAGTGTGTGTATGAGCCCCTTTCATTATATTCATAATAAAAGGGAGAGCGGTGTTCGCTGTCGCTCACTTTTTTCTTTATGTTACTTTCTTTTTTATGGGTTTTGGATTAGACATTTTTCCTTTATTTATATAGGGTATGTCTAATATGCAATGATGTAGTACTATGCAATGCAAGGTATATTTCAAGTATTCTTTTACTTTTAAGATTAAAAGCTCAATATTAAAACGGATTTAAATATATCACAGTGATAAATATTAAAGTAAAGCTTTAATATATGAATTTAAATTATTATATTTGCGTGTATTATAATAGAACAACATGAATGAATACAAGTTTTATATGATGCATTATGGCGAGCTTGGTGCCGGTTGGAAAGACTTGGAAACAGATTTCCCAGGTTTAAGGTATAAAGAATGTACAGGTCTTAATTCGTATGGAGAGCCTACAAATATGTATGCAGAGGATTTTGCCGAGACAAGCAAGGCGGAAGTGTATGTTTCCAGCACACCGGCACACAAGCAGACAACTATAAAACTGACATTGATATTCTTGGAGGATGATACCAAGGATGATAAGTCTTACCATGACTTTATGGCTTTCATTACCGGTTCTAAGATTGCCTACCGTGATACAGCGAGGAAGAGAAAGGTCCTGATGTACCTCTCAGGAGCCACAGAGCCTAAAAGCGATACCCTTTACGGGCAGAAATATAAGGAAGTGACGTTTACTTTCAAGAACGTGTACGGACATTCATTCGGATATGACGAAACTTTTCCTAACGAATAACAATTAAATTCTATATTGCTATGTTTTTAGAAACAGAAACCTTATCGGAAGCATTATCCTTTGCGAAGTGCAAGGATTTGCCCAAGAAGCTCAATCCCGAACTGGGGCTTACTTGGATATTGGCTATCGCCCTTATCAAGAAGAAAAACCTTATGAATGCCTATGCCATTGTTGAACAAAGGGCTGACGGACTTATCCAGTACAAGAAGACATTCGGGCGGCTTTCTCCCATTGATGGTCTTATCTCCATCCATCCGTATATGTACGTGGATGAAGAGGCACTGGGAATGGCTATGAAAGCAAACAGACGAACTATCGCCATGCACTATGCTGATGCAGCGGACGACATCATTGATTCGGACGATGAGAAGTTCAAGGTGTACCAGTTGCAGTATGCGATGGATATGCAGAAGCTGAACATGAACCAGGAGAAGCCTAGATTCGGGAAGTCTGTTGTTGATGAAGCGGAGGAAGCGGCTAATCCGGTTGTTGAGGAAGTGTTGAAGGAGAATGAGGCGGTGGCGACAATTGAGGACGAAGGAGAGTGTGTTATCGAGGTCGAGGACGCTAAGACAGCGTTCAGACCGAAGAGAGGTAGAAAGACTAAAACGGAGGAATAAGGTATGGCAAATAACAAGGAACAACAAGGATTTGAATTCATCATCAAAGAAAGTGATGTGTTGGAGAGAGAAAACTTCGGCTCGTTTGAGATTGTAATCACGAAAGGATATGCCTGTTTTAAGAACTACACAGGATTCCGGGTGTTCACTACCCCGTACGCTGTGGGATTGGACGGTGTGGCACATGAAACATCTCTCTATGCGTGGTTGAAGTATATGGTGGACTTCAAGAAATCCATCAAAGACAAAGAGAATGAAATGTTCGGGGAAACTACTTCCACCAACAAGGAGTTCTTGGACGGTATGAAGGTGCTTACCGAAGCGAACCTTATCAAGCCTATGGCTGTGTTCACAGATATTAATGAAGCGCAGAAAGAAGCCGAAAATTATATAAAGTGGATGGAAGGTCAGATGAAAGATTTGAATAAAGCAATGAACACTACGCCACCTGAAGAAGATTTAAAGGCGAATGCTGAATTTGAGCAGAAGGTTATCATGGCAGAAGAGGCTAAGGAGGTATTCGATGGAAGTGTTGAAACCGAGGAAAGACAGGTATAATCCTGATAATACTTACCGTATCTATATCAATATAGGTAATCATCCGGGTGCGAAGTGGGTATCTTTCAAGGACAAGGAAACCGGGGAAGTTACTAAGGGTATATTCTTGCCTGACTGGGAAACTGGAGGCATACGGATAAGACATGGACAAGTCAAGTTTGAAATTAATGCAATACCCGTAAAAGGAAAGATAAATACTCATGTGCTTATTCCTGCTGTATATAAAGGTATTGATTGTGGACTTGGACTAAGCATAGGTAATAAGGTGACAGACTTTAAGAAGGCTGTTATTGGAAACATGTATATATGCGGAGAAATACTTAATGAAGACCAAAAGAAAATACTAGAAAAGTATGTCAGAAGAAAAGGATTCTTTAAAATCGGGCGTTATAAGAAAAGTTGAGCGTATCGTGTGTGATTGCGTAAATAAAGTATTCTGCAATCAGGACCCTGTATATCCTTCAACTATCTATGAAGGAAGGACAAACATTATTCTTACAGGGAGGATTGCGAGAGGTGCAGTTTTTGCCGTATTGCATAACAGGTTCGGAATCTCATACGGTAATATTGCCAAACACTCAAAAATTAGCAGCAGGAACATTATACGGTCCGTAAAGACTTATAAGAGCATTCCTGATTCGGACAATGCCGTAATGATGATAAAAGAGCTTATAGAAGTTGAACTAAAAAAATTCCCAATTTTATGAATGATTTACTTTCTTTTAAACGTAATGTCATGATGCTCGGTCTTTGCACTGGATATAAGAATAAATGGGACGTAGCTACAAGTAAGGAAGCGTTAATGGATATAGCTTTGGATTCAAACGGTGTGGAGCTGTTGACAGATGCTCATAGCTTTGGATTCGGTATGGATATTCAGTATATGGAACGAACGTTTTCTGACTATATTAATGGCAAATGGAAGCGGAGCAAGGATGGATATACTTCGTGCCTGTATGTGGACTTTAACGGGCAAATAGAGCAGGATTGCACGCTTACTACGGTGCTTGCTTCAAAGGTTGAGTTCCATGTTTCAAAAGGGAATGTGTGCAAGCTGTATGTTGGAGGTGGATCTACTGTAAATATCACCGGAGAAGGTATCTGCTACGTGTACTCATACGGTCACAATAAAGTGACCGGCAGGTTTAAGTCAATGAATTGTATAACTAAGTCCGAATGGGCTAAATAACATGCCTATATCCACGTGTAGAAAAAGTAACGGGTGCGTTGGTTAATACTGGCGCACCTTGCTTAAAAATCAGATTATGAAAGCAACAGACTTAAAAATAGGCAACTATGTTCATATCAAATTCCGCTCCCCACAGGGAGAAAGGCTTTCCATCCCCATGCAGATAGTCGGAATATTTTCAAGCATCAATGGGGCAAGCCCAAATGATACCGTTTACCTTGACTTTGAAGGAAACGAAGGTGATATATGGGAAGAAGAAGTACAAAATTTAGTATTCGCTAAAACGGAGCTTAAAAAACAATGAATTATATAGAAGAAGAGCAAATACAAGCCGACATAGAACGGTTTGAGCAAATAGGTAGCGATATTCCCGATGATGGAGATATGGTTGAACAAATACCATTGTTCAGCTCTTCCGATATGCAGTCAGTCATTGAGGGCGGCAAGAAGAAGCCTCCTATTCATAGGCTTTGGGGCGATTTTTGGTGGGAGAACGAGCTTGTATTCTTATTTGCCGATAGCGGAATAGGTAAATCCATTCTTGCCACGCAGATAGCCTACGAGATAGCCAAAGGGGAAAGCGAATGTACGGAAGTGGAGGTAAGTCCTCAAACCGTTTTGTACTTCGACTTTGAGTTATCGGACAGGCAGCTTGCAAGAAGGTACTGCAATGCGGATTTCCCGAAGTCGCTTATCCGATGCACCATATCGGAAGAAGTGGACAGCGAAGATTTTAACATGAACGTGATTGACGGCATAAAAGACAAGCTGATTGATACAGGTGCAAAGGTTATGATACTTGATAATCTTTCCTATCTTTCTACGCAGACAGCAGAAGCGGAGTTCGCAGGTGCTATTATGGACGGTCTTACAAGATTGAAGCGTGAGCTGAAAATCAGTATCATGGTAATAGCGCATACGCCTAAGATTGAGGAATGGAAGCCCTTGTCTAAAACCAATATGGCAGGGAGCAAGCTTCTTTCCAACTTTGCGGACGGGGTGTTTGCCATAGGACGTACAAGGAATGGAGGACGTTATCTAAAACTACTAAAAACTCGCATGGTGAGTGAACCGGATGAAAAGTCGCTCCTGCCATATTTCAATATTATTTCGGAACCTTACCTTCATTTTGAAAAGGTTGGTGATGAAACGGAAAAGAAATTACTTATGGGAAAACCTGCAAAAGATTTTTTCACTTCTATTTGGGATAGAGCTGTTGCAGAGCCTATCCCTTTGAACGAGTTGGTTAAACTGATTATATCTAAAGATAATTCTAAAAATAGTGCAAAATCTAAGGATGGTAATGCCCGTAAGCGTATAGACCGTGCAATAAAGTACGGATCTTTAAAAAAGGACGAATTGAAGAATATATATTTGAAAACTGACAATTGACATGAATGTTGAAGAGATAAAGCAAAAGAAGCAGGAGTTGGGCGAAAAGATAGCTGTTCTTTTGAATGGGTTTGAAAATGAAACCGGAGTTCAAGTTTCGGATGTCGGCTTTGTGAGAAGAGTGGTTTATGACGAGTTGGGACATGAAATATATAAGGTGTATGTGGCAGAAGTGGAGGTGAAACTATGAGTAAGAAAAACTTATTATACGAGTTTGACCCTGTAATATACCCCCGAAATTTATGGGTGTACATAGGTTCTGATGAGGATTACATTAATAGATATTTTCACGAAAACGGAAGTGACAAAAGATTAAGTTTTGAGGCAAATTCAGAATGGGACGGATTGACATTAACGGAAGTTGTACGGAATGACACTAATATGGTAGGCATACTTGTGATATTCCGCAATAAAACTGATATGAGGATGGGGCTTGTTTGCCATGAAGCGAGCCATGTAGTTGATGGAATAGAGAACGCAATAGGAATGAAACACGGAGACGAGCCGTCTGCATATTTGTTTGAATGGGTATGTAAGAGTATCAATTTAGCGAGGTTGGGTAGTTGCGAGCCATTGAAATTTCAAGATGAATCTGAAAAATAGAACACTTATTTTTGTATAACCACCGTGATTTTTCTGACAATCAATGTAAAAACATTAAAAATAGGATAATGTAATCCCCGTTCGTAGCGTTCGGGGATTTTTGTTGTATGCTATTAAACATGTATAAATTAAATAAGAAATCCATTGCAATACAAATTTTAGCCTCTATATTTGCATCATAATTACGCTCATGGCTACGCATACCTTAAAGCTGTATTTGCAGCTTGTCCTTGAATAATAGGTATGCTTACCCTTTGTTTTTTTACAAATAACTCATTAGTATTATGGCATACAAAGCATTAGACATCGCAAATAAAATTATATCCAAAACAGATTTGGAACATGGTGATACTATATCAAATCTGAAATTGCAGAAGATGATGTATTACCAACAAGGTTTCCATTTGGCATATTTTGGAACACCATTGTTTGACGAGGATATTGTTGCCTGGCAATATGGACCGGTTGTCCCTTCTGTATATAAGGAATATAAATCGTTTGAATCCAATTCTATATCGACTTCAAAAGAAGGTATATCTTTATCAGATGATGAAGAAGAACTTTTCAACAATGTTTATGAGGAATACAACCAGTTTTCTGCTGTAGCCTTGATGAAAATGACACATGAAGAATCTCCTTGGAAAACCACGGAAATAAACTCTGTAATAAGCCGTGATAAGATGATGGCGTTTTTCAAAACACAAATTGAAGCATAAATGAGTGGCAAGTTTAAGTTAAAGCATAAAGATGTAAAGCCTAATTTAAAAGAAAAAGAGGTTGATGCGAGAAGCAAAGAACCTCTTTTCTGCTTTAAGTACTTGGATATGACAACATCTTTAAAAGGATGTGATAATAGTGTGTTCAAGGATTTTGTAACGAGGATGCAAAAATTGTGCTGTCTTACTTGGAAAGATATAAACGTTTCCGGGAAACACCAGTATGGTTTTGAAATGATACCAATCAAACAGTTGAAGCCAACATCCCTTCCTGCAATAATCACAGAGGATATTAAAGAACTTGCTGTTTTCAGATATAGTGGCGATAACCGCCCTTTCGTATGTCTAATAATGGACTGTGTGATATACCCTATATTCATAGAAGCTAAATTCGGTGATATATACGACCACGGAAGTAAATAATAACAGATTTATCATACGTATGAAGCGGTAAGAGAACATCCTACCGCTTCATTTTTATTGCATAACTACACGTAAATCCGGGTCCTTAGAGTTAGCGTTAATGGGCACTTTGCTTTCTAACATGCCTCTTTTTTTGCTCCATTGTAGATTATGTGGTAATTTTGCGACGTTTAACTAAAATGTAACGTTGCTATGGACATACTATTTTTTATTGCAGTTGTCATTTGGGTTGCAAAAGGTGGACTTATGAAAAGTTCAAGGAATGCAAACAGTAGCTTTAGAAAGGGGCTGAGAAGATGAAACGATATTCTAATCACGGGTCATACAGAGAACTTCTGTTTGATGAAAGATGGCGTGAAAAGAGAACGCATATATTAGAAAGAGATGGATATAAATGTGCAATATGTGGAAGTGAAAAGAATCTGGTTGTACATCATAAGCAATATCATATTGATAAAAACGGGAGGAAATTTCCACCATGGGAGTATAATGATAAGCATCTTATTACGTTATGCAGTTCTTGTCACCAAAGAGGACACGCAAAATTTGATATTCCAACTAAAACTATAAATAAACATGGGACTTTTTGACTTTTTAAAGAAGAGCGACCAAATTAATAACACTGGAGTTGTTGGGTTGCCAAATGTGGAGGATGTTAGTAAAGAAATTCTGCCAGAAATTAAAAGAGAGGATTTTGTTGATGATTCAGAACCAATTCTAGAAAGCAATGCTATGACCATAAAATATGGTACAGGTATGCCTATTGATGCAATTTATGCTTACATACAAGATGATTATGAGCAAGAAGGATATAGTGATGCGATGTGCAATGCAGATATGGCGTACAAAGAGTCGAAGAAGGAAATTATTAAGAATGGGCTTAAAATGCTATTTGAGCAAGTTCGTTTAAGATATGAAAGTGACATTCGAGATATAAATGTGCAAATTGATATTGTGGATATTCAAGGGTTGACTACTTCTTCTATGTCTTTGAAAGCAAGAAGAGATACTTATAATGAACATCTTAAAAAAATAAACGATATGGAATTGTCTCTTGACAGAGAAGACAAAAAGATGATGAATATGATAGCTTCTTATGAAAGGGGTTTTTTAAAAGGAGTGGCTGCAAAATCCGAATCTTTTATAAATAGATAATAGTTTATGGGAATACTTACTAAAATAGGATGCTTTCTTATAGGTTGGAGAGTTGACATATTGAAAGACTGTGGAGAGGCAAGCCATCGTACATTTAAAAGGCTTACTTCTGCCATTACTATAATGATGATATTATGGGGTACAATAGGATTTTGCTTTGCGGACAAGTATATTAATATAGATTCAATGTACGGGAAGTGCGCTGTGTCTTTTGCATTTATGGTTATTGTTTTATGTATAGAACGTATTATCATTTTAGCTGTTGGTAAACCAACATGGTCTTATGTGTTTAGGTTTATATTAGCTGTTCTTATGTCTTTCCTCGGTGCTTTTATATTTGACCAAATTATTTTTCAAAATGACTTAGGAATAAAGGTGGATGAAAATAGGGAGAAACAGATTCAGAAGGCTATATCTTACAGGTTAGAAATGTATAATACTGATATTAAGATTCTTACAGAGGCTATAGATTCTATTGGACGGATAAATGTTGAATTATATGAAAAGTTACAAAAGAATCCTGTTATAAAAGTTACAGACATTGATAACAAGGAGGTTGTAGCAGGCGTTGATGATAAAGGTAATCCCATAAAAACAAAAACTACAAATGTAGTTACAAGAAGTATGGAAAATCCAATATCTGCGCAAACAAAAGCTAATGAAAATCAACTTGCTATTTATCAAGAACAATTAAAAAAACTTCAAGAGAACAAGAGTGTAGTAGATAAGGAGGTTCGTTCAGATTTTGCAAAAAGGAAAGTTGGTTTTATAGAAGAATTAAATGCAACATGGGAGGTTATAACCAGTAGTTTTTTGTCTATTACTTTTTATTGCATTTTATTTTTGGTTCTTGTTTCTTTGGAAATTTTTGTTGTAACAATAAAAAGTGGTGATACTCATTGCGATTATGATTTGATAGTGGAGCATCAACTTAATATTAAAAAGAAAACACTGGAACAGACAGAGGATAGATTACTAAACAAGAAAGATAAATGAAATATGAAAAGAAAATTGTAAAATCAGCTCTTGATTTTATAAAGGACGTTGTAAGTGAAGTGCTAAATGATAAAAACAGACTTGCAAAAGCTATCGCTGTTCATATTAGAAATGGAATTTAAGATTTTCATTGGAAGTATTTGTCAGACGAGGATATGCATGAACTTAATCCGAGAATAAGGAATGCAATATATACGTTCCTTATGGACTTCAAGAAAGATATTTGTAGCATATCTGCTGAGTGTGATACACATGAGTGTATTGATTATATAGCCAATAACGCATATATCTACCTTTTAGATATTGGTATAAGCAACGAACTGGTAGTGGAGTTTGACGAATGTGTTTTTAAACGACTATACGAATCTTTTTATGACATTTCTAATGGAGGTTATGATGATGGCTGAACTTGAAATATTGCGAGTCCCTAAATATTGGGAAGATTGCGTATATATTGATTCATTGACTAACAATTAAAATTATGTTATTATGAAGAAGATTTTATTATTAGCGGCATTCGCGTTGGCTTTGGTGTCGTGCAAGTCCGAACAATCAAAAGGCGAAGATTTGATAGATGAATATATGGAACAAACCGCCTATGATTATGAAAGCTATAAACCCGTAAGCACAAAAGTTCATAAATGTAATTCTATACATTGCAATCTTAATGCAATATCTGTTGCGAAAAAGATAATAGAAGAATACAATGAAACTCACACATCATTTAATTGTTTGGAAGGTAATGATAGATACGATGTATATGATTTGATAAGAAAGTATCGTGAGGAATTTGGGGACATTGGTGATGCTTATGAAGACCTAATAAGAAAAAACTATTACGACGGATATATGATAGACCAAAAGTTTAGGATTAAAAGCCGTGGTGGATATGCTATATTTACTACTGTAAGATACATTGTTGATAATGATTTTACCCGCATAGTAGAATCATACGAAATGCCAGAAGATTATGAAACCACCATATCGGTTGGATATGTGATTAATAGTTTTCAGGACGTTGTTCGTTCAGAGAACAATGAATAATAATGATTATGGACTAATTGCCACAATTAGCATAAGAGCGCGTTGAGGTTTCGACCAACGTTTCAAATGAAGAGGCACTCTACTTATCGCAAGCGGAGTGCCTTTTTGTATGAATTGGTTTAAAGACTACTGCATTACAACGCGCAAGGCTGGCCCCTTGGAATTTGGACTTGGTGCAAACACACGGTCTATCCTGTCCGAAAGGATTTCCAAATACCTCGTCTGCGCCCTCAACTCAACAATCATGGGGTTAGATTCGCCCGATTGGGATTCTAAGCTGTAGCGGGCTTCTAATAGCACTCTGATTGCGGCTATGTCAGTTGTCTGTTGATTGACAAAGAACCTAATAGAATTAAGTAATGCTTCAAGAGCTTCTGCTGTGGTTTCTGATACACCTTGTATTCCTTGTTGAAGTGCCGACAATTCAGATTTCTGCCCTACACTTGTGCCTTTGTATCCTAATGTTTCCATAAGCGCAAGCAAATCTTCATTTAATCCTTTCAATGCGCTTTCTCCAAGAGCCTGGATGTTTGCAAGCTCTTCTTTAGTGAGGTTAATCCCTCCTACGCTCCCCTCTGTAACGGATTCATCTATTTTCTCAAACAGCTCCTTCAAACGCCCTTGCGCAAGTCTCATTGTAGCTTGTTTGACGATAAGATTTTCAATAAAACTATCAAAGTTTTCATTAAGGGCTTTTAGTCCATCTTCTGTTTCATTGAAAGCATCCATCCATGCTTGAACAAATGAAGAGGCGGCATCCTTATATTCTGACTCCCCACCTATACCTCCTAATTCTAATTTCTGTTGGTCTAAAATTTCTTGTCTTGTCTTTTTCAGTTCATTTATAGCATCATTCCATTCATCAATACGTCCTCTATCAGAATCTTTCTTTGCCTCTTCTGAATTAATCATATTTTCATATGATTCAATCTGTTGGTCTAAATTGGCTATTGTATCTTTGGTTTGTGTACGAAGATCATCTGCACTCCAAGCGGCTTCCATCTTCTCCTTTAACTCATCGTATGCCCTACCAAGTGATTCTATATTCTTTATTTGCCGTTGGATTTCACGTTCTTTCTTCTTGTTCTTATTGCCAATGCCGAATATGCTACCGATGGTATTGCCTATTCCGGCAATAGTTTTCATTCCACCTGTAACCATACCCAAAACATTACCTGTAGCATAAGATGATGCAAATTCTCCTGCACCACTGAAAGCTTGAGACATTCCATTTAATGATTCAGAAATTTCTTCTGGCACATCAACACCGAAAGATGAAAGCATAGAAGAAACTTCTCCAAAAGCAGAATTGAATTTATCTATTTTTTCTGCATTTTTTTCAAATGCTGCACCGAGGTCTGCTATAGCTTTTTGCTTATCTTCTGGTTTTGCATTTTTCAAGTCTTTAAAAGCTTCAACAATTCCCTTGATAGGGTTTCTGTCTAGTTTTTCACCTTTCAGCTTCTCAAGCTGTTCAATTATTGTTTTCAACTGTTCTGGCGGCAAACTTTTGAGAGACCTTCTAAATTTCTCTAATTTCTCGAGAATACTATCAATAGCTGCCGTTGAAGAATAGTCAAGATTTTCAAATAGCTTGATGTATTCGTCTGTATTTTGAAACGCCTTCCAAGTATTTTCATCTGTCTTCTTATCGTACTTTTTTTTAAGGTTGGATTCAGCTTGCGCTCTCTGCTCATCTGTAAGGGTTGCTTTTGCTATATTTGCCTTTTCTTCGTAATACCACTTATCAAGCTGTAATTGTTCTGAAAGTTGTGTTTTATAATCCTTGAGAATTCTAATAGTAAGGTCTGTGCTTTCCTTATCACGCTGTTGGCCCAGCTTTTTAAGTGCTTCATCGTAACCCTTTTGGTCTGCCTTACTTAACTGTCCATTTTTATCACGTTTGGCTTCATATTCATCACGTATCCCTTTTTCTACATCATCCAACGTCTTTGCAAGTCCGGGAAACAACTGTTGTACCTCCGCTTCGGAAAGTCCTGCATTTTTCAGTTTCTTGTGCAAGTCCAAGCCATTGAAAAGGTCTTCAATGTTCTTTTTTGTAGTTTCAAGCTGATTCTTTAAATCTTCTTGCTGAATCTCTATTTTCAGCTCTGCAATAATCTTTTTAAGTTCAGTGATTTTCTTGCTGTCTGTTACATCTTTAAGGAGTTCTTCATACGCCTTAATCATACCTTCTTTGGTGGGCAGAATATTCATTTTATCCATACCTGTAAATTCCAAAGCTGGTTTGAAAGCGGATAGAGTTTGCTCGATAGCGGCATTCTCTCCCATAAGCTGATTCAGTTTCTCATAGCGTGACTGCATTTCTTTTAGGACAGAGATACGCTCTGCCCAAATGTCACGTTCGGCTTTTGAATCTTTATTTTCAAATGGGTTAACGCCAAGAGCGTTGGATAAATCAACTTGCGTTTTCTTGTATTCAGATATAGTTTCAAGTATGAGTTTAACGTCAACCATATCTCCGCTCTTAATATTAAGAACAGGATTTTGCGAATTAAGGAAATTTGCTATTTTTGAATCAGCTTCTATTTGTTTTACGTTCTTTCCAATAGCAGCTATACGTTTTTCAACCTCTTCCCATGATTTTGCCGCCTTTGACGCTTCATTGCCTTTTTTTATAAAATCCTCAAATGGCACTTTCGCATCTATCGGCTGTGTCATGTTAAGATTGATTTTATACGTTTTCTTTTCAAAAAACGTCTTAAGGTAGCTATCCAACCAACTTGTTTCTTTCTCGACTGAATCTTGGTTAATGCTGATATTGATTCCGAAATGCTTGTATGCCAAATCTTTCGTGACAGCATCTAATTCCGATTTATCTATCCGGATTTTAAGTCTTTTCTTTTCCGCTTCTGTCTTGTATTTATCAACAGAACCATAAACAGACTCTAATTCAGAAATCATTTCTTTCTCATTCTCTATGTATTTTTTAGACAATGCGAAAAGTTCTGTAAGGCTGTTTCGTGCTTTCATGACTTCTTGGGTGTACATACCATTACCAAGCCTCATACTATTGAATGCGTTACTTAGATAAGGCCACATTCCTGCAACTTCATCTTTCATCCTTTTAGTATAAGTAAGCAAATCCTCTCCCTTTTTGGGTCCTTTTGATAGTTCTTCAAGTGCTTTCCTGTGTTCAGCTGAAAGATTATTCTCTTCGGTTGCAAGTTGCATCATTATTGCTTTCAACTCTTCACCTTGAAGTATAAACTCGCCAATAGAAGATGTGTATTGTTCGCTATCTTCATCTATATCATCTACAATCCATTTGGATTTATTTTTGGCGTATTTGGCTTCCATTATCCGCTGCTCATTAAGAAAAGCCTCATATTCTAAAAGATAATTTTTGAATGTTTCTTTGGCCTCTTCTTCTGAAAGATTAACTCCAACTTTAATGTCAAAGCCTTCGTTGTTCATTTCTTGAACGAGCTTGTCAAGAGATTTTTTTATATCTGATTCTGATTCGTCAGTTATTGTCGATATGCGTATTTTAGCCTCGAAATATTTGTTCGTGCTTTCTGCTATTGCCTTATTGTACTCTTTTATAGTGCTTATAAATTCTGTGACAATACCAATAGCTGCTGTTATTGCGACCAATGGCAATGAAGCCTTAAATGTTGCCCCGAATGCCTTTATTGCATTGCCTGCTTTGCCAAGACCTACTGAAAATAACCCAATCGTTCCATTTGCCACTCCTATTTTTTTAGCCCATACGGTGATGCCCATGGATGCGATTACCGGGGCAAACGCTTTCGCTATATTGACTACTGTTTCCCAATTATCAATCAATACTTTTACGGTATCAATCGCGCCTTTCAGGGTGTCTTCGTTTGCCTTCCCGATGGAGTTAAGCATCACATCAATACTGTCCTTCAAGTTGGAAATTTTACCTTGTAAAGTTTCAGCTTGGATTTCTTGCATATTGTAGAAAATACCCTCTTTGGAAGTCAAGTTTTCAAACACTTGTTCAACATCCTCAAATGTAACCTTACGTTTGGAAATCATATCTACAATCTGTGCCGTGGTATAATCTGCTTGGTCTCTTGTTTTGAACAACTTTTGAAGCTCCCCATACATATTGATACCTGCTTCCGTAAACTGACGAACTTCTGTACCACGCAAATATGCTGCCGCTTTGACCTGCCCATAAGCAAGGATAAGTCTGCCCATATCCACACCTAAACCAGCAGATACATCGGCAAGTCGTTTTGTCGTATCATATAACTTGTCGCTCTCAATACGGTATGCTGCAAGCTGTTTTGTGAATGTAACCAATTCCTTAATTTGAAATGGCGACTTTACGGCAAGTTGGACAGTCTTGTTGAAAATTTGGTCTGCCTGTGATTTATTTTGTAAGATTGCTTGTAACGAACGCTGCTGCAATTCAAATTCACCGCGCACTTTTGCCAACTTGCTGATATACCCTTCAATCTGTGACACGGAGAACAACAAAGCAAGCTGACGGCTTAATTGCCCGGCTGTATCCATCAGGTTGCGATGGCGTGTGGCAAGCTGCTGTGATTTGACTCCTGCTTCCGTCAATGCTTGGTTGTGTTTTGCGATGGCTTGGTTTATCTGTTCAAGTGTGCTTTTATAGTTGGCATCGGTAGTATTCAAAGATAAACGAGCTTTTTTTAGGTACTCTATTGCCGTGATTTGCCGTTGAAGTGTATTTGCTGTTTTAGAAAAGTCAAGCGCACCCTGTGCGGTTGTATTCTGTTTGTAGTTTTGTGCTTTTGCCAAATCTGCCGAAGCCTTATAAGCACGTCTGTCAGCAGCTATTCTTCTTTCCGTCTCTTTTTCTTTAGATTGGGCACGTTGCTCGTCCGTCTTTCGTTGCTCGTCAAGCTCCATCTTCATGTAGCGCATGGCTTCTACCGCAGCCTTTTGTTGCGGCTTTGACAAGTCCATGTTCTCAACGTATTTTTTCAAATCCGAATATCCCTGCTTCAATCCGGATATATTAAAGTTAGCAAATGAACCTTCTCCGATTTTATTGTTTCCTATTCTGTTTAGCAAATCTGCCGCACGTGAAAGGCTTTCGTTCAGAGAAGTAGTCTTTCTTGTAGTCTCTTCCGCACCTTTCCCTGCTCCTTCAAATGGATTACCTTTTATAGCATCTATCTTTTTGGCTAACGAAGTAATCACACTTTCCAATTTACTCGTATCCATTACCACACTGCCAAACCCGTTTTTCAATGCATCTGCTGCTGTATGGGCGTGCTTCTCTATCTTCTCTAGCTTCTCATCGAAACTATCCAACTTCTTTAATACATCAGGGGTTATGTTGAGGAAAGCTCCTGCTTCGTTATTTGCCATATCGTTATCCTTTTTTATTAATTATGGGCATACCCAAATCATTCAAGTTCTTCAAATCGTCAACACTTCCTATTTTGCTGACCTTCTTTTTTTTCTTGTCCTTGTTTCCGTATTCTACATGGGAAAAATCAAACGAGCTTAACCGGATCTGTCCAACCGTCATTCCCCATAAATATTCGTCACGAGAGCACCAAGTGTTGGAGCGCAGAAAATCAATCATCTGCCCCCACTCTGTACGGGATATTATCAGTTTTGTTCCGTTTTCTTCGTCTTCCTCGTCAAAGTCATTTCCCTCACGGTCTGAATCACATTGGTACTCTCGAAAAAAAAATCCGTGCTTATGAGGTTAAGGATTTCACCAAGCAATAATGCCCAGTCCTTTATGTCGTAATCTCTCCACATCAAAAGGTCAAAGACCTTGTGGTAGTCATCTGATAGTTCTTTTTTCTCATAATCAGAGAATATCCTGTCCCTGTCATTGAGAAGTGCAAGCGTTATCACGTGTGCAACTGCCGGTAGATTTACCGAGAACTCTTTGATAACATCTCCCATACTTAACTTCTCTCCCTTCACAATCTGACACGCTTGTTCGGATATAAGCCATTGAACACCGGGCTTCAATCCTTTAATACGCCACTCCGTACCGTGAAGTTTTACAATGCTTGGGCTGTCATTCATTATCCTTGCCAAACGTTCCATTGACTCATCAGATATAGGAGTACAAGCCGTTACAACATTTGTCTTTAGTCCTGTATCTTTTTTGTTTGCTCTATATACTGCCATGATTATAAACATGAAGGGCGGCGGCATATAAGCCTACCGCCCGTAAACACTCTAGTTATCTATTATGAACAAGTTTTATTTGGGTAAAGTATAAGCTGAATCTACATAAAACGGTGTTCTGATAGTTCTATCTCCATCGGCGATATTTGCATCATACGCTGTTCCTGCAAGGTTGATACGACCCACATTAGAGTTCAAAGATTCAAGCATTATTTTTGAGTTAAGTTGGACTTTTGGAACCACAAATGCAGTCATCGTTTCTCCTTCCTCAAACACTACGTCAATCTTTGCATACAACTTCTTGTATTGAGCCGGAGCAAAGTATTTAGTAGAGACAGTAGTTCCTGCCGTAAATCCCATGAGAGCGACCAATAGGTCTTTTTGTGTATCTGCAACCTCAGCTGTAAACTGGTATTTGCCAAGCTTCACGATGGAAAGAATGGGGCTGTCGGAAGTTTCGCACTCGATGTCGTTTACATCGTTATCGTCTTGAGCGATTGAAGTGGTATCCTCAACTACATCTTCAAGGATATAAGAGTCACCCTTTGGCACATCGTCTTGTTCAGAGCCAGTGAACAGAGTTGTCACGATGTAAGAAGGCTTGATGAATTTTTTGGCTGTTGCGCCAGTCTTGTTTACTGCCATAATTAAAAAATGTTATCCTGTTAATAATCTGTTTACCTTATTGTCACTTCTATATTTATCACGTTGTAGTAGTAGTTCCTATTTTGGTCATAATCTGCATCACGGAAATTTACATCAATCACATAATGGGGGTCTTTGCATGATTCAATAGCCTTGTCAAGCGCAAGTTCCATTTTGTACAGCTCCTTCACGGGCTTCGTACCGTGGCTGTCAACTGATTTTGCGTACAAGAACACGTTGGCAGAACCTTTGGCATAAGCTCCGTAATCTTTCATGGAAAGCACATCAACAAGCACCATTTCTTTCCAATTGCTTTCAACAGTGGCAGGCATATTCCCGATGAACAGGTTATCGGATATAGCCGCTTTTGTCAGCAGCATGGAAAAAAAGTTTTCCACTTTTGATGTTGTCTTGTATTTGCTATCCATATAATCAGTATTTACCGTTCTTTATAATTCCAAAAGTTGAACCTTTAATTCTGTTACTTAATGCTTTGAGTTGGTTTTGAGCAATGGCGATTACCTCATATTTGTACTTTTCCTGTAATATTTGTCCGTATGGCATTGCGGCTACTATCACAAGGTCAATTCCATCATGAGGCTTATATCTACGTTCAAGAAAATCCGTTATCGCATCACGTCCGTATAGCGGCTCTCTCTCCCAAACTCTTGGGGCTAATGCGTATTTCGTTTGATAACCGCTTTTGTATAGTCTACCATTAACATATATTCCCCATCCGTAGCTATCATGAAGGTTGTCTGTATCATTTTTATAAGTAACCCTATTCAATTCTTCTGCAATTATTTTGTCAGCTTCTTCCGATAAGAACTTTATAAGTTTATTCAATGAATCTGTTTTAACCTTCTTTGCCATAGCCTATACCTCGCTCATTTTAATATCAACCGAGCAACCACCAAGTTGACTATATTCAAGTCCTATAACCCTGCCTTGGATTGGTATTGCATAATCCTTGCATTTAAAATTGGTATTGAAACGTATAGGTAGCTTCTCACCAACTTTGCACGGGAAAAATACTTTATAGTCAGCCATGATAGTACCGGAGTTAATCAGCTTTGCAGCCTGCTGTATGTCACATTCAGTTTCAAGAAGGATGGTCTCTCCCGTAGTGGGGACTTCGGGAGAACTATCCGTCTTTTCATTCCCAAGCATGTCACCGTCACCGAGAAGGTTCCCGTCTTCCGGCTTATTCGTTATCACGGTGTAGAATGTGCCATGAAACGGGTATTCTGCTATTGCTTTTCTTTTGAGACGCATAAACTATACATCTAATGAATTTTCATTGACCCAACTCATACTACCCGAATCCATGCTTTTCAACGCTTCTTCTTCACCATACTTTTTGTACAGTGCTTTCAGACGGTCTTTCAAGTTTTGGATTATGGCAGCCGTTACCGTCTCACTACCTATATCCTGTCTGTAACTGCCATGTTGGAGTGATGATGAAGCCACAGACCACGGACCGTTAATGACAAGCTCGTACAGTGCGATAAGGCAATGGTCTTTAGTGTATTCATCTATTTCGGAACGGTCTGAAATAAACATCAAGCCGTTTTCGTATGCGATATTTTCAAGCGCATCATCTTCAAAGACAAATCTCGTAAGCCCATTGAGGTATGCTATCGGGTCAAATGATTTTTCCATAACTACTACGCAATGTATTGTACATTTAATCGTCTGCCTGACTTGTGTCTACAATTACGTGATTACGGAATGTTTTCAGTGCAGGACAAGCTGACATCATTACATCAGTATGCCATTCCTTATACAGCCCGTTGTTTGTTGTTGTATTCACAATCGTGCAGAGACCATCGTTAGCCTGAGCAAAAATCTTGGTTATTACGCTTGAACCATACTTATCAAACATCTGTTTGTCTAGGTTATTGGTGTATTCAAACTCACAAGCATATCCGGCAGGGCGGAGAACAGCAATCTTATCGTCCCAACCTTGTACGAATGTGTCTCCGGTATTGGTAAGATTACGCTCACGTTCTTCAACAATTTCAATTGGAGATACACCGGGATAATCACGGAAAGCAGCTAAGAACAACTCTCGTGTAGTAGGCGCAGTAGCGGTTGTTGCGATGTAAGCTAAAGGATTTTTCTTGAAACTTTCAATCAATTCCTTAACTTCGGCATTTTGCAGCATTACTTCGTAAAACATCTTGCGTGTAACCTGCCATACCATTGCACCTTCATACCCCCATTCTTCACGATATTTTTTCTCCTTTTCCGCCATTTGACTGAGAATCTTACATTTTTCGTCTGTCCAAACTACTGTGCCAGCTTTAGTAAAGTTCTCTGTTGGTATATCAGCCTTATGCAACGGAGCTTGAACGCCACGTGCGATATTTCGGTAGTCAATATGACCTTTAGACATTAACTGTGCAGTCATGAAGTTCATGGTTGCGTCCGCACTATCAAGTTGGGACTGTAATATATGTACCCAAGCGGCTACCAAATCGGCATCGTTTCCAAACAACTCAAACTGTTGTTCTTTTGCTTCACGTTCCATAGCTGTTTCAACGAAACCGGGAGCGATAAAATCAGGGATAGATGCGGTGTACCAGTGCAGACCGTCCTTATCCATTTGATTACTGTCACCAAGAGGCGCACGCAAATCCATCAAAGGAGCGGCTTTCAAGTCACGTCCTTTCACAGAAAAAGTAGCGATGCCATTAGGAGCGGTAGGTGTGGGAGCACCAGCTTTTACACCTTGAGTCTTGTACCAACCATAATTAGTGTATAGCAGACCTTCTGTATTGACAAAGGATTGCAAGAAACGTTGATTGGTCTTGTCTGAAAAGAATCTTGCATATCTGCTGTTATTAAAGTCAAATTTAGGCATAGTTTCGTCAATTTTAAATGTTAAACCAACCCTTAACCTTGCTCTTGTTCAAAGCTTTTAATGCAGCCGAAAGAGGTTGCATACGGTCTTCGTAGAGGAATACATCTCCTAATGCCAATGCAGGAGTGATAAGGTATCTTGCACCATCGAAATCATCTTCGGATGCAGCCGGGTCAAAAACAAAATCAAAGTCGCAGGGAAGATATGAGTTAGGATTAGTAACCATAGCTTCTTTACCAGAACCTGCTTCTTTCGCTTCAACAAGAACAGATGAAGTTGTTAATGCTCCGAGGGTTGCGCTCAATGTAACTTTCCAAACATCGCCAGCCGTTCCGTCAGTCGTTTTTTCAACGGCTGTGACTGTTACTGCTGTTCCTTTCCCTACCAATGTGGTAGGAGCAACCATGAGAACGTCCCCTACAAACGGAATGAGGGAATACCCGTCTCTTTTCAAGTAAATAACCGTATCAGATGATTCTGATGTTTTTGCAACTGCATACGATTTTAGGATGCGTATTTCGCTTCCATTAGAACCATTACTGGGAATATATTCAGCGAGCGTTCCGGCAAAAGCTCTTGCATTACCTTTGAATGGGTTTTTAACAATTCCACCACTGGTAGGAAATACAAGTGCGTCTTTCCCGCTCATCTGTAGCTTCACGAAGACATAGCGATGACCACCAATGCTTCCGCGAGCCTGAACCAATGCTCTACCGGGAAGATAGCCACTGTTCAATAGGATTTGCTGATAGAAATCTGACATTTTCTTTTTGGTTTAAATGATTATTATTTTTCTTCTCTGTGCGACTGCTTCCTTACGACAGCAACCACATCGGCAAAGTCATCGGTCTTTTCCTTACCGCCTCCCGTGCCGCCCGGAGTGATGTAAGGTGGAGTGTTAGCATTAAACTTATTGTAGCTCTTGACCAGTCTTTCTGTAAGAGCGTCAACGTCAGTTTCAGAATCAATGTGAATCAGTTCAAGCTGGTCGTTAATCCAGTCTTCATTTTTCACGTCTTTCCCTTTCAAGGCTGATTTTAGCTGGCTGCGTTTTTCGGAGACTGCTTTAGCCTTGTTGTTCTCTTCCTCACGTTTGAGCAAGGACTTAATCTGTTCCTGCATCTTCTGCAATTCAGACTTGTTTCCACCATCGTCATTGCCATCTCCGTTACCGTCTCCGTCATTCTTTTGGGGATGATTCTTTTCCCACTCCTTTACAAACTTTGAATTGTCGTTGCGTACATTATTGTCGATACGTTCCAAGCGTTTAATCTTTTTGCCTACGGCATCTGCCAACTCCAATTCTTCGTTGTTACCACTCTCTTCCAAATCGGTGTAGATGTCTTCTACTTCCTCATTGAAACTTCTCTCACTCATAGCCAAGTTTTTCTTGCCGCTGTTGGTGAGTTTTGCTTTCAGTGCTTCTGAAAACTGTTCTTTCGTAAACTTCATACACTATATGTTTTATAATGATTATATGCGAAAGTAATGCTTTAATAAAAAGGTATAACTATAAAAAAATCACTGTATTTATCACTATGATAAATAGACATTGGTTTAAGTATATATTACCTTGTTATTAAGAGGTATTTTTGCTTTTGATGAAAGAGCAAGAAGTACATAATGCGATAGTGAAGAAGCCTTTCCCAGGTTTCCAAACCTACTTTGCTTCAACGAACGTGGATATATGTTTCGGTGCCGGCGGGGTCGGAAACGGAAAGTCATACTCTCTTGTTCTTGGATTCGCTGAACCGTTAATGCTTGACCCTGATTTTAGATGCTTAATAAGTCGTAGAAGCCTTGGGAACCAAAAAGCAGGAGGAGGATTTGTTGATACATTCAAGGACATATTCGGGGAATATGTAAAAGTTAAAGAGGCAGACACGCCACGTATATCATTTCAAAGTGGAGCGTACTGCGATTTGACTTATATAGACCCAACGAATATAGACAGAATGAGGGAGCGTGCGAAAGGATGGCAGTACGATGCGATTGCCATTGATGAGCTTACCGAAATGCCTTGGGAGGTATTTACGTACATTCAATCCCGTAATCGTGGAAAAAGCAAAACATTCACGGGGAAATTCCGTGCGACATTCAATCCTAAACGCACCCATTGGACGAGAAGATTCATAGATTGGTATGTTGGAGTTGACGGGAAGGGTATCCCTGATAGAATAGGAAAAGTCAGATTCTTTTTTGTTGCTGGGTCTACCGTTGATGATGTGATTTGGGGAGATTCAAAAGAAGAAGTTTACGCTAAGTGCAAGATACAGATAGACAGTTTGATTAAAGACTTGAAAGGTAAAGCAAAATATCAAGACTTTATCAAATCGTTTACCTTATACGAGGGCACAGTTGATGAAAATGAAGCTCTAATGGAAGGCAATGCAGGGTACGTTGGTTCAGTTGCCGCTTCTGGTACACGCTCTGCTGCTGGGCTTATCGGTGTAAACTATAATGCAGACCCAGATTCTGACGAAAAGATACCTATCCCTTCCATTTCCGCACAAGGCGTGTTCAACAACAACCCTGCCGTAAACGGTGACAAATGGATTACCGTGGATTTGGCGGATTACGGTACGGATAATCTCGTGGCTCTGGCATGGGATGGATTTCACGCATACGACATTCTCATTCTTAGCAAGTCCACTCCGAGAGAAAACGCTATGGCAGTGAAGACATTTGCATTTGAGCATGGAACAGCCGAAAGCCATATCATTTTTGACGCGACTGCCGGAAGGTACTTCAATGATTACATTCCCGATGCAGTACCTTATATTTCGCTAAATAAACCTTTCGGGCTTTACCAACTTACCGCAATGACAGTCAAGGATATGTGCTATATCAGATTATGCAAGATGATAGAGGAAGGCAACTTGACATTTGACGATAAACTTGCCGTTCAGACTTACACCCATCAAAACTTGAAATACAAAGTGACGGTTGAGAACGAGTTTATGGAAGAATGTTCCGTTGTGCGGTTTGACGATATGCAGAGTGGAAAGAAGCGGCTTTGGAACAAGAAGAAGATGAACCAAATGTTAGGGAAAGGCAGGTCGATGGACTTGTTAGACCCATGCGCTATGAGAATGCTTCCGTGCGCTAACATTGAATACGGGAATGAGATTCAAGCAGGGTATTACAATCACGAAGAAGAAACCAAACAAGCGTTCCATGCACAGACAGAAGGAAGTATTTACGATGAACATTTATGGTATTAGGTTAGGAAATGATTAGTTACAATGATATAAAGGATATTCTCAATTCCCTTAAAACAGAAGGAATTGAAGCAAGGGTAAGAGATGTTGCCTATTTGGTAATGTGTGATTCTTTCGTAGATAAGGATCTTGCTGCAAAGGTTGCTTACCAAGAAGATGAAAAGCCTTCAAACAAGGTGTTATCCATGCTTGCCGAGAAACTGAAACCTTTCGGCATCGGTGCTATCACTACCATATCTAAAGATGAGAACCGAGAAGCGTTGCTGAAAGAAATATCGGAGATGAAACAGATTGCTGACGATGCGAAAGCAAGTGGAGATTCAGACACTTTTATCAAAGCAAGTAAGGTCGTGTTGGATGCACGCGTGAAGCTGAACGATAAATTCAATATTGAAGAGGAAGAGGGGCAGAAGCGAATAATCGTTGTTCCGCAGAAGCACGACATTATCTGCAAATGGACTTCGAGAGAGTGTTCTGCTATGCCCAGCAAGGAAGCTTGCATGAAGTATTACAACCTAATTGATGCGGAAAAATGACACGGGAAGAGAAAAAAACATATCTATTGCGGAACGTAAATGCCTTGTTGCAGAAGAAGCCGTTTTTTAGAGGAAGTAACACTTGCTCTACAGACGACTATTCCGACGGCCAGTCCGCATCCATTACCGAAACACGCACGGCAAGGCTTCCGAATGTAAAAAAGAATATCGTTTCGCAGGAAAAGTTTCTGAAAGAGCTTGACCCGATGAGTCATGAGGTGTTATTTGACCAAAACTTACCGAGCATTTGCGTGAAGTTGGAAGATGGAGGGTATCAGGAAATCAAGTTCCAGCGCACGGCATTGGCTTTCCAAGAGCAGATACTGGCGAGCCACGTAATTTACCTGTGCGGAAATCCCTGTACTCTGTCTTTGAGAGGTGGCGCTCCTTCCGAGAAAGATAAAGCCAACTATTCCACAATCAAAGAGTATTGGGTAGACAGGAATATGGATGGATGGCGTACAAAGGCAGTCCGTTCGCAACTTGCGACAGGAGATGCAGGACTTCTGTTTTATTATGACCATAAAGGACGTATCAAATGCCGCCTGATAAGTTATGAAGATGGTTACGTAATCATATCACACAGCGACAACAACGGTGACAGACTTCTTGAAAGTGTCTACTATGCCGATGCGGACGGTGTGGAATACATTGACAGTTACGATGATACCTACATGTACCGTATGCACACACCGATAGACGGTGAAAAAGCAGGCGAGGACGGTTTTGTAAGAGAACTTCCTATATTGCACGGTTTCAGCGAGATACCATTGTGTACTAAACGCGGTGATGTGGCGTGGAACAACGGTCAGAGCCTTATCGAGATTTACGAGATTATCTACAACATCTTCTTTGTCATTCAGAAACGGAACGGCTGGGGCATTCTGTATATCAAAGGCAATTTGTCAGAAACGACAAAGAAACTTGCAGGGAGTATCATTTTGCAAGACAAGTCAATGGACGGTAACGGAAGTGCAGAGTTCAAAGCACCGCCCAGCCCGCAAGGTATGCTTGACAGTCTGCAAGATTTGTTTGAGAAGATACAGATAAACACCTCATGCACATTTCTTTTGCCTAAAGATGTCAAGTCAAGTGGTGACATAAGCGGACTGGCTATTACGCTGACCCGTGATTTAGATTTGAAGAATGCCCAGCAAGGGGTTATCGAGTGGCAGAATTTTGCAGACAAGATGATGCGCCTGTTCAAGGAGGGATTAGCCAAAGAATTGGTAAAAAAAGGCGAGAACGTAAATGCCATTACAGAATTTGACAAACTTCGTGTCAGCTGTAAGTTCAAGATATGGCAGCCGTTCAGCGCAACTGAGTATAACAACATGCTTATCTCAATGAAACAGGCTGGTATTCTCTCCACGAAAACGGCTATTGAAAAGAACACGGAGAGCACACCCGATGAGGAGCAACGAGTGACTAAGGAAGTTAAGGAAGCAGAAGAAAAGGTGATTGCCCAACAGCAAGCCAACAAAACGAACAAGCAGGAAGGAGGTAATAATGAATAAACAAGTGATAAACATAGATGCCAACTTCATTAAAGAGATTGCCAAAATGCAAGAGCGAATTGATGAAACAGATAACGCAATTTTCAATCTATTCATGAAGATACAAGACGTTAATCGACTTGATATTATGTATGATGGTGAGAATAGAGATCTGTACCATCACATTTATATGTTCATCGAATATGTCCTGCATAAGTTTCCAAATATATACGAAGAATTCAGAGAAAACAAACAACACAAGTAATGGAGAAACAGAGCCTATACATATACAAGCTGGATACACATGGGGAAAAAGTCAAATTTCCCGACGAAACCATGTCTGCAAAGCTGGGTGAATACACTTACACGGCACAGCGCATGGCCGGCACTCCTACGCTTACCGCCACGCTCAACTATCCGTCTTGCTTGGATGAAGAGTGGACTGGAGAGGAATTTGTGGAGTTCAGAGGTGAGAGATACTATGTCGACCAAACCCCTACATCTTCAAAGGACAACAAGAGCATTATGTATAAGCATGAACTCCAGTTCGTTTCAGAACGTATCGTATTGGAGAACGTGTATTTCATGGATGTGGTGACAACTGGAACAGATACTTATCATTCCAACTCTACTTCTGTGAAGTTCATGGGAGACATAAACGAGTTTGTAGGTCGCCTTAACGCTTCAATGGCAAAATCGGGTATCGGATATTCGGTAGTCATAGATGATGATATTACTTCCGATTCCAAACTTGTTTCACTTGACAATGTGTATCTTGCAGAAGCGTTACAATCCATATATACCATATACGAACTTCCTTATTACTTTGTAGGTAAGGTTTGTCACATAGGATATACAGAGAATGTAATTTCTACTCCCTTCGAGTATAAGAAAGGGCTTGTATCAATAAAAAAGACAAACGCCAATTATAAAATTGTCAATCGCGTTACTGGTGTTGGTAGCTCTGATAATATCCCTTTCTACTATCCGAATGATGATGAAAAAGGTACTATAGAACGTACACAAAACCTTATGCCTTCCATTTACAGACAAACAAATGGAGCGGAAAGATTCTACAATGCGCTTAACGACACGTATAAGATACCTGGCACAAATGATTACTACTCTTTCAAAAATACATTTTCTTCTAAGAAGGTAAAAGAGATAAAGGTAGATTTCAGCGATATAAAGCCTACCATAGAAAATGTGACAAACGCTTCGGGACAGTTATTTGGTGAGATTGCGGATATTGCTTTTGATGCTAATGATAGTGACGAACTCGGAACCGGAGAAGGGAATAATATATTCAATGATACAGATGAGTATGTACATTCTTATTTCTACATAAAATTACATATATATAATGGAGATTACGGCTTTAACCTGTTCGAACAGGGTTTGGAGGGTGGTACGGCTGTAATCAATATGACTACGGGTAATTGCGCTGCTTGCGAGTTTGAAATAGGAGTTACCTATAAGGACAATGAACCGGGAAGGGCATTCAACCCTGTATTGGTGGATTCTTCCGGGAACTTACCGGCAGGAGATTTTGAGCAGAAGGTTACTTCACAACCATCCCAATATGTAGAAAGCCAACAAAACACTTCTACAAATGAAGTTTGGATTGCAGTAAAAAAGGACAATACCACTTTCGGAATTGTTATGCCTAATGCCACCAATAACTATAAGCCTTCTGTCGGGGATAAATTTGTGATTACAGGCATTAAGATGCCCAAGTCCCTTGTACTCGCTGCTGAGAAGAGATTGGATGAAGCATTGATAAAGTATATGTCAGAGAATAATGACGAAAAATTCACATTCTCTGTCAATTTTTCCAGAGTATTTCTTGCAGACAATATTCAATTAGCAGAATTACTAAATGAGAATGTTCGCATGTATATAAAATACAACGAACATGAGTATCTTATGTATGTAAATTCATTTACTTGTAAAGCGGACAAAAATTGCTTATATGACATATCTGTTGAATTAACAGACAAATTATCTGCAAATGTTTCTGCATTACGAAGTACTATTACAGAAATTGCAGGCGATATCATAGGTAATACATTGGGAGGAAATAGTATTTCTACTACTGATATCTTAGCAAAAGTCTCTCGACATTTTCTCAGTAAAACACAAGATGACCGTACCCCGCACAAGTTATCCTCTGACAAAGCTTTTGAAATAGGGAAATTTGTCAGTGGTAGTACAGGTGGTATCATAATGGTTGATAAGGAAACAGGTCAAACCTATGCGGAGGTTGATAAACTGAAAGTCCGCATGAAAGCCTATTTCGAATCACTGGAGATACAAAATGTAAATTCTGTAGGTGGAAAGATAGTTCTAACTCCGGGTGGTGCTGTTACGCTTATTGATGTTTGGACCAAGGGCACCATTGAACAAACGCCCATACTTTCAATGGCAGACGGGAATCCTATATTGCTTGCAGATGGCAGTGAACTCCAATTGATGGATAAAGAAACGGTAGACAATGGCGTTCCCGAAGGCGTGTACAGATGTTTCTTCCTTGCCGAGCAGGACGGTGTGGAAGTGGAGAACCGCTTCCGTGCAGGCTTCCAGGTACAGAGCAAAAACTTCAATATCAAAAAGCCGGGAGAATACCAACAGGTGGCGAACCATTATTATTGGCGTTTATGTGTAGGGGCAAGCAAAGAGCCTATCAATGTCGGCATATACAAATTGCACTATATTGACCTCAGCATGGCGGATTGCGACACAGGCAGTGACATTCCGGCAAAGGGTGATACTGTAGCCCACCTTGGTGCACGAATCAAATGGAAAGGCATTGGCGGTAATGACGTGACGGATGAAAGCAATATTGACGCACAGAATGCCATCGTTTTCTCTTCTACCGATGTGTTCAGCCCGAGTGTTACTCTGTATCACGGTATAGACTCCTACTCCTACTTGAACAAGGAGTATGTTGAGTATGGCGTAGACAAAACTAACAACAAGGCATTCTTCCATGTGTACGGTGATACATACGTTGGAGACCGTGACGGCAAGAGCTATGTGAAATTCACCCAAGGTGAAGGTGTGGAAATAAAGGGCAAGCTCTCTGTGGGCACCACTATCGGTAACGGTGATACCATTGAAGACGCCCTCAAGAAAGCTTCCGAGAAGTACAAAGAGGACTTGGACCCTCTGAAAGAGTACATCAAGCAGGAAATAGATAATATCCAGAATCAGGTTGACGGTGCGATAGAAACATGGTTTTACGACCCGGTGCCCACCCTTGAAAATATTCCCGCATCCGATTGGGATACAGATGAGAAGAAGAACAATCATTTGGGAGACCTCTATTACAGCAAGGAGGGAAAAGCATACCGGTTCCAATATGAACAAGAAAAGGGATGGTATTGGAATGCCATTACCGATACGGATATTGTCAAGGCTTTGGAAAACGCTCAAAAAGCACAGGATACCGCAGATGGGAAAAGACGCATCTTTGTGAGACAACCGCAGAATTCGGACGCATACGACATAGGTGATATGTGGGTAAATGCGACCTATGGTAGCACTTACAAGGACGATATGCTCAGAGCGAACACTTCAAAAAAGGCAGCGGAAGCATTTAGTATCTCCCATTGGGAGCTTGCATCAAAATACACTGATGACACTTTGGCGCAAGAAGCAAAGAAAATAGCCGAAGAAACGAAGAAAGCGGCTGAAAAGCTGGATAGTACTGTAAGTTCAATGAAGGACTTTACCGATGAAGCATTCAATGATGGTATCGTAGACAGAGGGGAAGCGGCTGCGATTAAAAAATACCTGAATAATATTGATTCCATCAAAAACGATGTAACAGAATCCTATAATAAGATTATAGAGAATGAGCTTCTTGATGAAGGCGTGGTAAAGACGGAGTTGGAAACCGCGTACCGCTTGTTCAATAGCTCGGCACAGGAGCTTATAAACACCATTAACGGTGTGATTCAGGACGGTAAGACCACAGCGACCGAAGTGGCTATGGTGGATGGCAAGTATTCAGCGTTCAACTTGAAGTACGGTGATTTTATTGCCAATGTCAATGCCGCGAACAATTATATACAGGGCAAGCTTAACGAATCCATCAAGGAAATATCGAAGAATATAGGAGATATATCCTATCTGACGAAAGCACTTAAGGAATATACCAATATTGAGGGTGGTCTTATTCAATCCTCATTGTTAGCTTTAGGATACACCTCGGAAAGCGGTTTCAAGATAATGAGCGGTACGAACGGTGTATACCAATCCGACAAGCGTGGCGGAGGTATTGCTTCCTGGTGGGGAGGTTCCATGCTGGACAAATTCGATTACCCGGAAAGCAGCGCGCCGGAAAACGTTGCCAAAGGTCTTGTGCGCTTTGACGGTACGGGTTACTTTGCCAACGGTGCACTTTGGTGGGAAGAAGATGGTACACTCCATGCAGACCCGTTGTCATTCTTTGTCGGTGAGGAAACGGTCGGTGTATTACTGTCGGCATTTAAGTTCTTGCGCTCGGCAGAATTCAAATATATATTGGAACCTCAATATCCGTTCACTCATATAAAAGCCATCAATTCTGTCCAAATCGGTAATGCCTTGCTGAAATATGACGCAGCCAATAATGCCGTATATGTAGAGAAAGATGATGGGTCTATGGTTAATTTCTACGCTACGGGTGACCTTGCTGCGTTCGGTTCGACAACCGGTGGTGGAAGTGGTGCAACCTCATTGGGCATGCTGGACGATGTAGACCTGGTTACTCCTCTATCGGAAGGACAGGTATTGACCTACGACTCAATCAAAAACAAGTGGACGAATAAAAAAGGCGGTGGCGGTTTGGATATAGATGCCATGTGGGATGAGCTTGCCAAGTCTGACACGTCCAAGAGAATCCATTTTTCCCACATACCGGACTTGGGCGGTGTATATGCCAAGCAGGTAAAGCTGGGCACGACTCCTTATAATGTATCCAATGGGGTGATATCTCTTCCTGCGTACCCGACAAAACTGTCCCAATTGGAGGATGATATTATAACAGGAAAGTACCTGCCTTTGGCAGGCGGGACGATAACAGGCAACCTTGCGATAAACGGAACTACGACCACTAATAATATAGTCCTGAACAAAGCCGGGAATTTTGGTAACAAAATAAACTTCGGTGACGGTGATTACGTATACTTGAAGGAGGCGTCTGATGATTCCTTGACTATCTACGGAAGCAAAAAAATATCCCTTAATGGTTCGGGATTCGGTTACAGTTTCGGTTCTGATGGGCTGATTCCCACATCGGGAAGCAAGAGCCTTGGCGGTGGATGGGATAGCAATATGTGGGATAGTGGTTGGTTTACAAAGATTGGGTGTTATGTAATTGGCGTCAACCCTAATGAAGTCCACGATGATTATAATCCTTGGCATGGAATCAATTTTAGTTACTATAACAGGGTCGTAATGTCGGGTTATCATGGCATTGACCTCTACACTTCGGCAGGGTGTGTAGCTCAGTTCCAGCCGGATGGTATTGTTAATATCACGAATCTCTATTGCTACAACAATCTTCAATGCAGAGCATCATTCGTAAGCACGATGACAGACTATTGGGAGCACGAGTGGAGAATTTTCCAAAATGTAGATAACTGCGTATTCAGGGCTAATCAAATGGCGATGATGTCAAACAGCGGCTCTGCTTGTAGACCTGTCATTGGGTGGAAAGATATATTAAGTGGAGCCGGATTCATAACGAGCTATACAATTGGTAGTATTAGACGCGTAAACAACTGGGGAAGCATGCTGATTGCGGTATCCAATTCGGATGATGGCTCTACAAATGGCGTACATCTTCAATTAAATGGAGAAGGTACAGCGGACCTTGTTGCTTCGCGTTTTACTGTTTCCGGGAACTTCCTTGCAGAAGGTGAGGTTGCCGTTTATTCGGACGCCCGCTTAAAATCAAGTATAAAACCGCTACGGAACAGAGGGTTCATCACCCCTGTCAGCTATATCAAGGATGGAAAGGAAAGTATAGGGTTTATCGCACAGGACATGATAGAATTGTATCCTGAGTTGGTATCTAAGGGCAGCTCGAAAGAACACTACCTGTCCGTGAACTATGCCCAATATACGGCAGTGTTGCAGGCGCAGATAATTGAGCTGCACAAAGAGATTGATGATTTGAAACGTAAATTTATAAATTAAAAACTATGGTTACATTATTGATTGTTTCGATTATTCTGTTTGTATCCTATATCGGATATACAGTCGGGATGTATGGCATCCCTGCAAGTATCAGTGACACATACTATCGGCTTGGAAAGAGGGGTTGGCTGTTCACGCTCTTCTGCCTTGCCGAATCTTCCCTGCTGGTTGCATCGTTTATCGAGGCCAGCAAGGAAGAATACCAATTCCTGGCGTTCATTGCAAGTGCCTCATTGGCATTTGTCGGCTCGGCTCCCTTGTTCAAGGAGGATTATAACCGCAATATCCATTATGTAAGCGCGGGAATCTGCGCGCTTGCTTCTCTTGTATGGCAAGTGTTGATGAGTTTTTGGTACGTCCCTCTTATAACCTTCCTTGGCGGTGTAATCGTATTGGCATGCCTTAAGTTCAGGAAGCCTGTGTTTTGGATGGAGATGTGTGCCTTTATCTCGACTTATATAACCCTGTTACTGCTCTACTGATATGGCTAACTCGAATAACGTAATTACGTCTCCTGTCAATCTGAGGAGTGACGTTGCTTCCGTTCTTGGGACGTCTGAAACGAATGTGAGCGGGTTATGCACGAGCCATGAGATTAATATGTGGTCAAGATGTAAGCCTGTCCATATTGCTTCTGCCGCTCCTGACAGGAGCATGCCATCTGACGGTGAAGGGGCGTGGTGGAAAGGCTCTATGAGGAATTGCGGCATTAAGCCGCCCCCTGTAGCGTCTTATGAGGAAATCCCCAAGCTGTATACGGGAAACAAGATGAACGGATATATCTATGAGAGACCTTGGGGAGGAAGTGCGAGTCCGTACAGGTTGGCAGATTTCTTGCTGTACAAGCATGATGCGCAACCGCCATTCCATAGCTTCTATTGCGATTCCAAGGCGTCTATGTATGGCTCTATATCGTGCTCTCTTGCTCGAAATGTTACTACCGCAGATAAATCAGGTCCCGGCTCGGTTGAGTTGTCCGACATAGAATCCGCTACCAACCTTGATACATGGTGGTTTGGGGCGATGTTGGTTGACTCGTCCAACAGAATTGTGAGGAAACTGGCTAATGTCAGAGCGGGGGTTACATTAGAGATGCCTGCCAATGGTCTGACACTTGGTCAATACTACGATGTATATCCGTTTTTTTGTATGAATAAGATTGAAAGTATCATCGAGGCGGACAAGGCTAATCTGTTTTTGCCTGTCATGAACTGCTCTCCCGGCAGGGTTAAGTATGTATCGGAAGAAGAAGCGGGTGGTTTGGTAATCAATCTGACAGCCGAATATGTGACTAACTCAATGACCGGGCTTAACACTGCGGTTAAATGGAATCTTAAACTTACGTATTATTCAGTCGGTAGTAAAACGCTTACTAATAATTGGATTACACTAAGGCGTGTGGTTTCGGATGAAGATATGAGCAGGGAAAAATTACAGGATTTCAATCTGATTCAAGACAGAGAGGTTGAAATATTCGGGACATTCACCTTAACTGATTTTCTTGGCGAGTACTACGTATATCTACAGCTTAATACGAACGAGTACACGAAGAAGGCGTTCCCGCTCAAGCTTGACCCGAACCCCGGACCGATACAGTAAAGAATATACTAATTATTAAATTATACAGATATGGAACTGATAAGAAAAAAAGAAAGTATTACAAGGCTTTATGAAAACGGTGAGGTCTCAAACAACACAACAAATGATATCCAATATATCGTATTGGATGGAGATGCTTATGTCGGCACAGCCTCTATCATGCCCACAGGGTTTACCATGACAGTAGGCATGAAAGCTCCCATCGAAGATATAGAGAGTATGCTTAGAAACATATTGTCTTCCATTCCCAAGGAAGGAGGTGCAAAATGAAAATCAACGAAATCATCAGAAAAATGAGTTTTTTACAACTCGTGCCTCTGAAATCGGATGAGGGTGCGCCACTTGCCAATAAAACGAAAGTGAAGATTATCTTGAATCTCGTAGCTTACGAAAGGGCAATGGAGAGCTTTAACGAGGATATGCGCGGTATCTATGCCAAGCTGAAGCCCGAAGGATATGACGCCCAAGCCTTCCCCCGCGTGACTGAGTTGGAGAAGAAAGAAAACATAAGCAACGAAGAAAAACAAGAGCTTGAGTCGATTAAGCAGAGTGAGGAATACCTCTCTTATGTTGATATGAAAAAAACATTGATGCGCGAGTTTGAAGAGGCAAGAGAATGCGCTTCGGCAGGCAATGACTATACAGTCAGCGAAAGGGCACTCACAGACGATGATTTGGTTTCCATTGCGGAAGTTATCCCTTCGGATAAGGAGTTTGCAATCGGGAAAAATGAAGATGGGGAAATCAAGGTTAATGGTATCACCGTATTGGCGGAGATTGGCAGAATGTTTATAATGTAAAACAAATAATTATGGCAGGAAAAACGATTAACGAGCTTGACGCACGGACAACACTGAACGGTAAGGAGAACATACCCTTTCAGGAAGGGAATACAAACGGAAGATTATCTACCGATGCGTTGAAAAGATACGTGGCACCTGATTTAACACCTTATCAGAAAACCGTAGACGCTGATAAGAAGTATCTGTCTGCCGTGGAAATTGACGATGTGACATCAATATTATAGTTATGAGAATAAATTATCAGTCCGATTTTAAAATCATAGAGAAAAACCTGAATGGAGACCTGAAAACTCCTTTCCGGTTTACTTATCAGACAGCATTGTCAAAACCCGTCGTAGCCTCTTTCGACGGACACGACTACAAGAACTGTCGCAGGCTGGATGATGGCAGTCTGCTGGTTGTGTTTGATAATCATGGCATGCGTCCGGGCAACCTGACGGTCAGACGCGAGTATTACCTTACTGATGCTGATTTTGCTGATGGTATCTGTAACCTTGTATCCATGGAGTTTACAGGCATCATCCTTGTCAATGGCAAGTCTGATGACAGTACAGGTACAATTGACGTTTATCCAAACTATCAGAAGGGCGATAAGGGAGATCCAATGACATGGGAATCCATGACAGAGGAGCAGCGTACCGAATTAAAGGACTCTGTGGTAAAGGATGTGCAGAATGAGATGCTTTCTTCCTCTCCAATTTCCGATAAAGAATACGAAGATGTACTGAGTGTTTTCCTTTAATCGGGAACCGATAAAAATATATTTACGAATTAAAATAAGAATTATATGGCTAAAATTCATAAACTTACCAAAGGCGGGCAGACTATTTACCCTGCTACAACCACTGATGCGGTGGTACATCCGACTACGCGTAAAAACCTTACGGAAGAGTTAACCGAATTGAATAAGCGAATTCTTGACGAAACAAAACGTGCACAAGCAGCCGAGGAAGCCAATGCAACCGCTATCGAAGCACTGGCAAATGAGTTGGAAGCCTTGGGTGCATGTGGATTCGCAAGAGTAAACGGAAGTGCAGACCCGGATGCACAGGTTACATTTGGGAACACATCGAAACTTCGCTCGTTAGCGTCACATCTGCATCTTGGAGTGTTTAAGAATGGCAAGTTGTTAAAACAATGTGCACCGGGAAGACTTACTCAATCTGTCGATGGCAGGAATATTGCCATAGACGGGACCGATGGAGACGTAATGAACTTCACCGATTGCGATTTGTATTACTTACGCACCACCATGCAATATACGCCACAGGGAGGTACGGAAGGGGAATATAACATTGTGGCATTATCTCTTCTGCCTTTCGGTATCGGAGGGAAGCAGGCAAAGCGAATCAGACCGTTTGCCATCGTCCCCGGTGAATGTGTTACCGCCAAGTTGGAAGGTGATGCAAGAATTGCCGCCCATTATGTCTATAATAAGAACGCAATCGGGACATACACCGAACCTTTGAAGATATTCAAAAAAAGCTACAAAACAAGTGGTGGAGGATTCCCGACACAATATGTGTCCACAGTACAAGCAATCAAGAATGCACAGGCAAAGAATGCAGACGAAGCGACCAATCGTCCATATATGGGAATGTATTATGAGTTCTATGAAATCATTATTTGTCTGATGAGTTTTGAGATAGGCACATGGGCACATACCCGGTTAAACCTGTTTGGTGTAGGTTGTACCACTTTGGATAGTGTTGATGCACAAACATTTGCAGATAATGAAATTTCTGCAAATAGTGGATGGAAGGCGATAACCGGAGGTACAGTTAAATACATTAATTTATTAGGCGATAAAGCAGTGTCTCTATCAGGTTCATCTGACAAACAGCGTTTGATTGGTGGAGTAACAGGAAACTCATGGTACGGATTCTTAGAAATAATGGAAGCCCAAAGACTATTGGACGGCATATCCAAGGCAGGACTTATGTCAAAGATAGGAAGTATTGGGAATATATTCTTTCTAGACCCGGAAGGCAATGTGTCATGTACAACCGATGGTTCTGTCAACCTGTCTACGGGTGCAGGCATGGAAGCCTGCAAGCATTACTACGTGGTGAGAAATGTCCCCGGATGTGAGGGAATGGCAGACGGAGTAATGACAGCCGTTGTAAACTCTTACACCAAGATGGAGTTTGCTGACGGTGTTACATGGTCTGACGGTACGGTAATGGATTCAGGAGTCGGCATTCTGAAACGCTCGATTCCTATATATAGAGGTTGGAATCTTCCGTTAGTTGGATTATTTCGCCTACTAGATGGAGCATATTACATTGCCAGAAAGGATTCTGAAGGTAATAATCTTCCTGTTCAATTCCGTTGCGCATCAAATGTGAACAGAATTCCTGCAAGAACTACTTATACATATCGTGTTCCTGACAATGAAGAATGTGACATGGAAAGAGGTTTGGATTTAAAGAAGGAATATTCGGGAATAAATCTTCCTATCCTTTATGAACAATGGGTAAAGAAATCTGATTATGATTTTTCGCTTTTCTGCGCGGAGACTGTTAAGGGGGGGGCTCGTAATTATGAAAATGCTTATCTATGGTTGTATATCAACGATAATATAGCCGCAGGGGAACGCAGTTTGCATAGCACTGCTGTCGGCTGTTTTGCTCAAACCAATAATGCCTCAATTCGCACAACAAGTTGCAGTAACTATGCTGACGCTAAAGCAGATTCTTACGCTGGGGCTTTCGCTATCCCTTTTATCGAATTATAATATAATGATTATGAGAACAGAAAGAAATGAATTTGATGTACGTATGCCTTTAATAACCTATTCAGGCAAGAAGGCATTGATATGCGTCAACGAGGAAACGGTTACTTATTCTGCGATGGAAGGTACTGTAGAAAGGACAGCATATATATATGATACATTATGGGTGTACTGTGATACGAATGATGAAGAGTCGGTAAGAAAATCATTGGTCCGGGAATTGGAGAAGCGCATCAAAGAATATGATGTGTCTGACCATGTGAACGAATTTACCCTTGCTGGCAAGAAGATGTGGCTCTCCAAGGAAATGCGTGTAGGTCTGATGAACAGCATCAACATTGAGAAGAGTGCCAAAAAGACTGATACCGTTCTTTGGTTTGAGGGGATTAATTACACCATCCCAATAGATGTGGCACTACAGATGCTTGCCCAATTGGAGTTGTATGCGTTATCATGCTATAATGTCACACAGCAGCATCTATCCGAGGTATCCGGATTAAGTACGCTCGAAGAGCTGATTAATTATGACTATGCCGTTGGCTATCCGAGCAAGCTTGTGTTTAATCTTGATTAGGCTAAGATAGGGAAATTCCCTGCATACCTTCTCAGGCGGGCAGGGAATCAAGATTAGCTTTCGCGTTCCGGTTAACAAGGTTTTGCAAATATAACATTAAAAATTAATCCGACAAATGATTAGTGCAATAGTTAGAGATGGCATCGATAAGAGCGTAGCTGGAGGATTGGCAGGAATAGCTACCGCATTCGTTCAGGAGAGTATAGAACACATGATTCCGTGGCTGATAGTGTCTGCTGCCGTGATTATATGTGATTTAGCCTGCGGGCTGAGAAAGAGTATCATAATGGGCGAACAGGTCCGGTTCAGTCGGGCGGTAAGGCGAACCATGGGCAAGATGGTTACATACTTCAGCTTTGTTTTCATGGTGGTGATGATAAACAAGGCATCGGGCAGCCGTTACGACATTGATATGTATTCCTGCCTGATGGTGTGTTTCCTTGAAATGTGCTCGATTATCAGCAACATACTTAAGCCGAAGGGAATCGAGCTGAATATTGTCGAAGCGTTCAGACTGATTTTCGGCAAGACATTAAAAGTCGACAAAGAAGATATTAAAGAAGTAATTAAGGAGGAAAAGAAATGAAGTTTTTTACAATTGCGGAGCTGTGCAAGTCCACGACTGCCGACCGCTTGGGTATCAACAACAGATGCAGACAGGAGCATGTAACGGCTCTT